AAAGAATATCCAATTTATGCACCAACAGAGCCAGCCTCTACTTATCAAATTCCAGACACCCGTGAAGGATGGGTTGAATCTGTTAGATTCTTGCTTAATTCCTTTCTACGCCCAAATCAGAGTATTCAGGAGTTTGACTACTCCTTGATCCGTCCTCTAGGTGCCCCTATTAAGGGCTTTGGAGGGGTTGCAAGCGGTCCACAGCCATTGATTGACCTCCATACACGTATTCGTAAAGTTATTGGCGGTAGAGCAGGAGAGAAGTTAGATTCTCGTGCAATTACAGACATTGTAAACCTTATTGGTACATGTGTTGTTTCTGGAAATGTACGTCGTTCTGCTACCCTTGCTTTGGGTGCACCAGGAGACCAAGATTTTATTAATCTAAAAAACTCAGAGGCATTTCCTGAGCGCAACTCATTTGATCCAGAAAATCCAGGTTGGGCATGGATGTCTAATAATTCTATTTCTGCAAACGTAGGAATGGATTATGAAAAATATATAGATTTAATTGTTGACAATGGAGAGCCAGGTTTTATTTGGCTTGATGTTGCCAGGAATTATGGTCGACTAAAAGATCCAGCAGACGGAAAAGACTTCCGTGTAATGGGCTTCAATCCTTGTGCGGAGCAGCCATTGGAATCATACGAACTTTGTACACTTGTAGAAGTGCACTTGAATCGTCATGAAACTAAGGAAGACTTCCTCAAGACATTGAAGTTTGCATATCTTTATGGAAAGACTGTTACCTTGCTTCCAACACATTGGCAACAGACAAACGGTATCATGCAACGTAATCGTCGTATTGGAACATCTCTAACAGGAATTGCATCTTTTGCAGATGAAAGAGGACTTCCAACAACTCGTGAGTGGATGGATGAAGGATATGAAAAGATTCGTCACTATGACCATCAGTATTCAGAGTGGCTATGTGTGCGTGAATCAATTCGTGTAACAACAGTAAAGCCATCAGGCTCCGTGTCAATTCTTTCTGGTGCAACACCTGGAGTTCACTGGGGACCAGGAGGAGAATACTTCCTACGTGCTATTCGTTTTGGTGAAACAGATCCTATGCTTCATTTATTTAAAGCAGCGGGGTATAAGATTGAAAAAGACCTTGTATCAGCAAATACTCAAGTAGTATATTTCCCAGTACATTCAGGACATCCACGTTCTGAGAAAGATGTAACATTATTTGAAAAGATTGCTCTTGCTGCAACTGCTCAAAAGTATTGGTCAGATAATGGTGTTTCTGTTACCCTTTCATTTGATAAAGAAACAGAGGCAAAGCATGTTGCTCCAGCACTTCATATGTATGAGGGCCAACTCAAGGCGGTATCATTTTTACCAATGGGAAATCATACCTATCCTCAACAACCATATACTCAGATTACAAGAAAAGAATATGAAGCATATCTTGGTCAAATTAAGAAGATTAATTGGGATGCAATTTATGATGGAGTTGACAATCTTGAGGCTATGGGCGAGGCCTATTGCACAACAGATGTATGCGAAATAAAACTGTAAAATGCTATAATAAAGGCTAAGGAGTAACATGTCTCAGCCGTCCAATTTATATGCAGAAAAGGTTTATTCAGAGCACCCAACTATCTTGTGGGCATTGGATGACCAGGCTGACTATATTTCTTTAATTACAGAAAATCAAAGAGATATAAGAAATGGCTGGACCATAACTAATGCATCCGTAACCTCTGGTTCTGGAGTAACTGGAGAACCTTTTCCAGATAGTTATACAACACTTGTTGAGGGTGATGTTCCAAGTGGCGCAACAGACACAGTTACACTAATAAGTCCAGACTTAGTTAATTTCCAAGATTTAAATAGTACCCTTGGATCTTTTTCTATTGGGTCATACTTTTATTCAAATAGTGCATACCTACAATCTGTAGAAATAGGATTTAGATATATAGATACAACTACTTCTTTGCCAATAGAAGAATTAGATTTTTTTACAACTTCCGTTTTTCAGTCATGGAGTTTTGTATCTGGAACATTTGATATAGTAGACGAGAACACTGACTTTCAGGTTGTTATAAAATTAAACTATGCAAGTGGTGGCAGTGCTGGAGACTACGATTTCTACATTAATGGAATTACAGCAGGTCAATGGTCTGAAGAATTTAGTACAACTTCTTTAGGTGTTACACCAGTATCTTTTCCAACAAACATTGCACTTTCTGCAACCCAAGCAGTACAGGCAGATCCATATGGTCTTGCTGGAGAAGTTGGATACTATCTTGTAGATAACAATGCTTTGATTGCAAGAAACAGCGGAGTGCCAATGGTATTTGGTGCAAGCAATATTACAAGAATGACTCCTAACTCTAATAACAAACCTTCTTTGATTGTTCCAGGAAAAGGTTTCTTAAATAAGAGTGGCCAGTATAAAGAATATACGGTTGAGTTCTGGACAAGAATTAACTCTAATGCATATGAGCCTAAAAAAATATTTGGTCCAATTTCATCTAATGACGGACTATACGTTGAGTCTGGATTTTTAACACTTGTAATAGGCACCGAGTTTTCTTCTCACTTCGTTGGTGAGTGGTTTAGACCAATGCTTATTCATGTTAGAGTAATTAGAAATAATGCAACGGTATTGTTAAATGGAGAAGAGATTATTAATCTTCCTATTAATACAGATACGCTAGATCTTCCAGAAATTCTAGATGAGTTTGGTGATAGCCAAGACTGGCTAGGTTTTTATGCTTACACAGATGTTACTCCAGTTGAAGTAGACTGTGTTGCAATTTATCCATATTCCGTTGCAATTAATATTGCAAAGCGTAGATGGGTATATGGACAGGGTGTGCTTTCTCCAGAAGGTATTAACTCAGCATATGGTGGAACAGCAGCATTTATAGATTATCCTTTTGCTGACTATACCGCAAACTATAACTATCCAGATTTTGCTCAATGGGAGCAGGGAGCATTTGATAATCTTACAACAACATCAAACTCTTTAACTACCCCACAATATTCTCTTCCAGAAATAAGCCTTGACTCAAAAACCCTTACACAACTGTATGCAGATAACAAAGAAATACAAGATCCTTTAGACTATAACTTTATAACATTTAGACCAAATAATTCCTGGAACTCAGATAGATGCTACTTCAACTTCCCCAATTTTAATATATTAAATGACTCCATACATACAATCTATGGTGTATTTTCATCAGAAGATCTTTTATCAGAGGAAACACTTTTTAAGATTTATAATCCAAGTACTGGAAATTATTTTAGTATTAGAAAAGATTTAGATGAAATCCACTATTATCTTTACTTCAATGGCACAGAAGAAGAAATCTTTACAAGCGACATAATTGAGTCTGGATATAAATTTGCAGCAGGTATTGAAATTGAAACGCTTGTTACCACTTTTGGTGGAAATGTTGCCACATTCTTTGGAAATCAAAATGGATTAAAAATGTATGTTGGTGGTGAAGAAGATGCATCTTTACAATTTACTGGAAAAATATACTCAGCAGGACTTGCAACAAACTATAATGCGGTAGAGTTAACGAGTCACTTTGAAGATAATGGAACAGCAATCGTTGATAGTTATTTGGCAACAGGCTCTGCTGAATCAGAAAACGCTATAGCACTTCTTGAGCACACTGCAAGTTATACTCTTTTACCGCTTCAGGCATACGGTTCCTACTTCCTTGATATTGGTGTTTCTGGTTACTGGGAAGATTACATGCCTCTTTCATATTTTGCACAATTTGTAACTAACGACATTGGCAATAAATTTTATGATCTAGACTTTTTGCAGTTTAATATAGGATATCCATCACCTACAAAGTTAGCGGAATTTGAAACAACCAGTTCTTGGACATATGAAGAACTAAAAGAAGAGTACTCTCATCCAGTACAAAGAACCTATTTACAATTAGATAATAACCTATTTACTGGCTGGAATAACTATGAGGACATGGCTCAAAGAGCAGAAAAGTATTATGAGTATGATACATCAGATGCATCTATTAGAAGTTATATAACTTTTCAGTATATTGAAACAGGTGCCAATGCGCCACAAGAAGATTTTACAACCGTGCTTCCAGCAAGAGAGGGAGCAATTATTGATATGGACGAATACCCAGATTGGCTATCAACAAAGTTTGAAGTAGTAGACAATACTTTAATTTATCCAACAAAGACTGTTGACTTTAATGATCTTGCTTTGGTATATCATCTTGATTTTAATATTCGTGGCATCTTAAAGAAGCCTATTCAGTTAAGAAGACTAGAACTTGCATCTCAAGCATTTAACGACAACTCGTTTAATCCAGTCGGCACTAGATTTGGTATCAACATGTTCCCATATACAAGGTCTGGACTATACTATGACTATAAGGCAAAAAACCCATTTAGCATTTATAAAGGAAGCACTCCATATTTATATCTAAATAGAAGTTCTGGCGTAGAGGTACGTGGAAGTTTTGACCCATTCGTAAGTCGCGGAATGTCAATTCCAGTTAACCAAAATATTGCAGATAATTATAGAATAAGTGCTACGCAAGTTTGGATGCGCTATGACCAAGATGCATTCCCTATTACTCCAACCGAAATCTTTGAGATAAATTACAAGGCAGACACAATTAAGTTTTACATGGTTGCAGATAATCCAGAAGGTACAAGAGCAAGAATATATGCTATGAGCCAAACAACTAATAGTTTATACAATGGCATATCTTATTTCCTAAATGGATCAATCGTAAGAGAGCCAGTATTAACAATCAAAGAATGGGGTGTTCTAGGAATTGCATTTGCAAGTGCTTTAAGTTTTGACCTATACCTTGGCTCTATTAATTTGACTGGTCCTCTTGTATTTAATAATATTGCCTTCTACCAAGCAAATAATCTACAGCAGGTTCAGAGTAATCTTCTTAGACCGTGGCTTAAGGTTCAAACTGACGGTATTACAAGTTTTGACTGGGAATTCTGGCTTAATAGTTTTAATTGGGAAGGAGTTCTTGTTATTTCTGCCTCAGATCTATATGGAGTTCTACCTTCTGACGTTTATAAAACATATATTGGAACAAATAAGATTATTATTGATGATGAAGAGGGCATGGTGTTCGATGCAGAGAAACTTAAGGTCTATAATGACACAACATGGACTATTAGACTCGGAACCCCAGTCTAATCTGGTATACTTTAGTACATGAATCCATTAATTAGTCCAAAAACTGGTAAGCCTATTGTAAGTAATGTCCGTAGACAGGTCATTGAAAAGAAATACAATTGGGGACTTTATGTTTATAAGAAGTCAGATGGTAAGTGGTTTACCGATGGAGAAGGCAATATCTTAAACATTGAGTCTACTCGTGGAGATATTCTACAAATTACTAAACTTAAAAATGCTGCAAAGCACTATGGTGATGATGGAGAGGGAGAGGCTGTCTTTGTTCCTGGACTTACCAGAGTTAGCGAAGAAGAGCACTCAGAGCAACTAGATAGAATGATGAACGGACTTATTCCTTCAATGAACGATCTAGGTGCATGGAAAGCAGCCCAAGACACAATGAACAAACATGGAAGAGATGCGTACGAAGCATGAGCGAAGATTACGATTATATTCAAGCAAGTATTAGAACTCAAGAAGAGTCTGAGAATCTATTTAAGACACAAGATCCATTTGGAAAAGACTGGACAATTTTAAAAGACTATGTTGGCATTGATCAAAACTTTAAACGTAGAACCTCAAGAACAGTTTCTAAGGCAACCTATGCATACAATTCAGTAGAGCCTTCAACACAATATTTAAATTCTGCAAATGCGGTTCCTGCTGGAGACGGTGCAGAATCAAAGCAGATTAATCCTGGAACGGTATACAGAAATGGATACGGTCTATTTGATGTAATTACACCACCATACAATATGTATGAGTTGGCAAGTTACTATGACACATCTTTTGCAAATCATGCTGCAATTGATGCAAAGGTAGAAAATGTTGTTGGTCTTGGATACCGTTTTGATATTACAGATAGAACAATGTTAAGGTTTGAGACAAACGATGATCAGGGTGCTGTAGATCGTGCACGTCGCAGAATTGAAAGAATGAAACTTGAAATGCGTGAGTGGGTAGAGTCTCTTAATGATGATGACTCATTTACAACAAGCATGGAAAAAGTTTATACAGATCTTCAGGCAACTGGAAATGGATTTTTAGAAGTTGGTAGAACAGTAACTGGAGAAATTGGATATATTGGACACATCCCATCAACAACTGTGCGGGTAAGAAGACTGCGTGATGGCTTTGTTCAGATTATTGGTCAAAAGGTGGTTTACTTCCGCAACTTTGGTGCAACTAATACAAACCCAATGACAACAGATACTCGTCCAAATGAAATTATTCACATCAAGGAATATTCTCCATTAAACACATACTATGGAATTCCTGACATTATTTCAGCGGTATCATCATTAATTGGTGACTCACTTGCTGCTCAATACAATATAGACTACTTCCAAAATAAGGGAGCCCCAAGATATATTATTACAGTCAAGGGTGCAAAACTATCTGCTGATGCAGAAGACAAAATGTTTAGATTCCTTCAGTCTGGACTCAAGGGGCAAAACCATAGAACGCTGTATATCCCACTTCCTGGAGATACAGATAACAACAAGGTTGAGTTCAAGATGGAGCCAGTTGAAACTGCAATTCAGGAAGCATCATTTGAAAGATATAGAAAACAAAATCGTGATGATATTCTTGTAGCACACCAGGTTCCTATTTCAAAACTAGGCGGATCAGATTCAGGCGCTATTGCTGCTGCTATGTCACAGGATAGAACCTTTAAAGAGCAGGTTGCCCGTCCAGCACAGGCACAACTTGAAAAGGTTATTAATAAGATTATTAAAGAAAAGACAGACATTCTTAGTCTTAAGTTTAATGAACTTACACTTACAGATGAGATTGCTCAATCACAAATCATTGAGAGATATGTTAAGACACAAGTTATTACTCCAGATGAGGCTCGTGAATTGATTGACATGCCGCCAAGAGCAGATGGAGAAGGTAATGCTCCGTTCTCTATGGCACCAAGACAAGCAACAGACGCAAGAGCAAATCTTGCTGGCAATCGTCAACGGGATGCTGAAAGAACAAACAACTCTTCAGACTCTACAGCAACACTTGAAGGTAGAAATCCACAAGGAGAAGGAAGATCATCTCAATAGTTGAGAAAACCATAAAAAGGTTTGATATAATAATACTGCCATGATTATAAATAAAGCACACTGGATTACTGAAGGCAACAATGTTCGCTTTTCTATGCCAATCGGCAAGGTAGACCAGGAGCGTAGAATTGTATCAGGTTTTGCAACATTGGACAATATTGACAAGCAAAATGACATTGTTACAACAGAGGCAAGCCTAGAAGCATTTAGAAAGTTCCGTGGAAATCTACGTGAGATGCACCAGCCAAGTGCTGTTGGAAAGATTGTTTCATTTAAAGAGGATCGCTATTTTGAGCCTCAATCAAAGAAGTTTTATAGCGGGGTATATGTTTCTGCATATGTCTCAAAGGGTGCACAGGATACCTGGGAAAAGGTACTTGATGGCACACTAACTGGTTTTTCAATCGGTGGCAACATCACAAAGTCAGATGATACATTTGATGAAAAACTTGATAAATCAGTGCGTATAATTAAAGAGTATGAATTGTTTGAATTATCACTAGTTGATAATCCAGCAAACCAATTTGCTAATGTTATCTCTATTGAAAAAGTAGACGGTAAGAATACAGTTAGTGGATACCTTTCAAAGACAGAAGTTAAAAACGTATTCTGGGATTCAGAGAATGATATTGTATTAATGTCAGAAGATGATTCAGCAGATAGTCCTACTTCTGGTAAGCCTATGAAAAATATTGGTTTTGTTGAAAAATCAGATTCAGAAAATACAGACAAAATAAAGTTCTTAGTTGATAGTGCAAAAGGCATTAGAACAATTAAGATGACAGAGGAGGAAAATCCTATGACAGAAGAAACAACAATCGTTAACGCACTAGGTGCTGAAACAGTAGAGTTGGTTGAAAATGTTGAGGTTGCTCCAGAGGCTGCAGCAGTTGCTGTAGAAGAGGCTCCAGTAGAAGTTCCTGCAGAGGATACTCCTGCTACAGAGCCAGCAGCAGAAGCAGCACCAGAGGCTGAAGAAGCACCTGTTGTTGAAGAAGCAAATGATTCAGTTGATGCTGTTGTTAATGCAACAGAAGAAGTTGCTAAAGCAGTTTCTTCAATCAATGAAAATCTAACTAATGCCTTGAGCAATCTAGCAGAAACAGTAAAGTCTATGCAGGCCACTGTTGAAGCAATTACAAAGTCCCTTGATGCCGTTACAGGTGAAGTTAAGTCTGTATCAAATGAGGTAAAAGAAGTTAAGGGTTCTTTTAATGAGTTTGGAAAGCGAGTAGATATGGTCGAAAAAGACACCGCTTTCCGCAAGTCTGGCGATCTCGGCGAGATTGTACAGGAGTTTTCGGAAACGAAGACTCAAAAATCCCTATGGGGCGGTCGTTTCCTCAAAACAGCCGACTTATTCCAATAAGTACTATTCACTAGGAGGTGAACAATATGTCGGAACAAGAAATCGTAAAGAACTATCCAGGCTCTCCAACCGTAAGCCACCAACACGCAGGTGATGGTGCTTTCGCATCAGGTGATATTGGCGGAGCAACTGCTACCAGCCCATCCACTTCAAATGTCGGAGCAGAAATGGGAAATATTGCAACAGCGAACTTTGGTGTAACCAGCGGTCCTAACGCAATTAATCCAACTGGTACACCTGGAGGTATTCTACTTCCAGAACAGGCTCGTCGCTTCATCGACTACGTGTGGGATGCAACAGTTCTCGCCAAAGATGGTCGTAGAGTTACAATGAGAGCAAACACCATGGAACTTGAAAAAGTTAACGTTGGTGAGCGTGTAATCCGTGCTGCTGCACAGGCAAGCAATGATTATACAAACGCAGGTGCAACATTTACAAAGGTAGAGTTAACAACCAAGAAGATTCGTCTTGACTGGGAAGTATCTACAGAAGCACTTGAAGATAATATTGAAGGCGGAGCGCTTGAAGATCATCTAGTTCGCTTGATGACAAACGCATTTGCTAACGATATCGAAGACCTTGCTATTAATGGCGATGGTTCAACTGGAAACTTCCTTTCAATCATGGAAGGTTTCGTACACAAGGTAGAGAATGATGGCGATGCTCACGAAGCACTCGTTACTGTTACTGATGATAACTGGACAACTGAAGTAATGCAGGATATTATCCTTGCAATGCCACGTAAGTATCGTGCACTAAAGCAGAACCTAAAGTTCTACGCTGGTACAGATGCATTCCAAGGTATCGTAAAGAACAACGGAACACTTGCTGATGCTATCGCAGAAGCATTTGCTCCTCGTGCTGCAGGTACAGAGCGCAACCGTCAGGCATACCTTGATGGACAGGCACAGACATTCGGCGGAGCACGTACAACACGTGTTCTTGGAATTGACGTACAAGAAGTCCCTTACTACCCAGCAGATTATGTCGACTTGACATTCCCTGCTAACCGTATTTGGGGATTCCAGAGAGATATCACTGTAAACCGTGAATACAAGCCAAAGAAGGATACAATTGAATACACAGTATTCGTCCGCTTTGGTCTACAGTGGGAAGAACTTGATGCGGTTGCTTATGCAGACGCAGCAGCAGATCCTACTGCATAATAGTTTATAAAAAACTAAACGATAGGGAGGACAGGTCAAACTGTCCTCCTTTATCAATTAAGGAGCATTATGTCTTATCCAGGAAGTCCAACAGTTTCACATCAACATGATGGTGATGGCGCTATTGCAGTAGGCGGGGTAGGCGGGGCAATCATAATGGGTCCAAGTGGTATGATTACACAAAATAATGTTTTAGGAAATATACCAACACCAATATTTGGTGATAATATAACAATTTCTGGAACACCAAGCGGTATTAGAAGACCACAAACATTGAGAGCAAGTAGAAGATAAGTTATCTCTGATATAATAGCAGTGGAGGATAAGATGGCAACAACAGTAGAAGTAGTAGAAAAATTTAGCAAGAAAACAGTACCACAACTAAAAGCCTATGCAAAAAAGAACAATATTGATCTATATGGAACAAGCACAAAAGAAGAAATGCTAGAGGCTATTTTGCCTTTTGTACCAAGAAAAGATGTAGAAGAAGTAAAAGAAACAAAAAAAGCAGAAGGACCAAAAGAACAAAAAGAAGCGCTAGAGTTTCCAACAGACAAGATGGCTTTGTATTCAGAGCGAAATCTTCATTGGAACGGTGTGGGTGCCCTTGAAAAAGGATATAACATTGTCACAAAGGAGGCATCCGTTAAGTGGCTAAATCATAAGGCAGTTCGTGAAGCATCGCCTAAAGAAGTAGCCAGACATTACGGTAAGATTTAATGCAGATTTTACGTTTACCACCATACCCATTAACCATCTCTTATGATGTGCCTTTACCAAATACTGACTACATTCTTGTTATTAATCAAAGCACAAGAAATGTAAATGATGTTACAGAAACTATTGTTTCTACTGCTGGATCAAAACTAGAATACACTCTTCCAGATCAGTTTAATTCTTATGATGAGTCTTACTATTTGGCTATCTATGAAGCGGTCTACTCAACTGGCTCTGAATTTCCAGAAGAAGGAGATCTTGTTGTTGAGGATAATCTAGAAATTATGCGTCCTTATGTAAACCCTACAAAACTAGCACAAAGTTTAGGCTTTACTACAGCAACAGAAATTGCACAATACTTACAATATGAAAACTTAGCAAGAGCAATCATTGATTCTATAGTTCCAGGAGGCTTCTACTATGAGCGTTCATGGTATGAAACAAATGGTAATGGAACAGACTACCTTGGCATCTGGGATAGAGTATATAAAATTTTAAAGGCATATGAAAACAATGAACTTGTCTGGGATTCAACACAAGATCCTGCAGCATTGTTTGAGTGGAGTTATCTATTAACAAAAGACAAGACAGCAATTATTAAAGAGTGGAATCAGCAAATGACTGATTCATATGTTAGAGCAGTTGGAACACCAAAGGGTGTACCACTTGGAGAGTCAGATTCAATTTATCTTTACGATACAGAAGATAGCCCCGTAACACTAGCAGTAGCCGCAGGAGTAACATTTCCAGTAACATTTAACTATCTATTCTCGCTTGAAACGGGGTACAAGGTAGTTCCTTATGATATTCAAGATGCCGCAACAATGCTTATTGATGACATTAAATGTGGCAAAATGGAATACCACAAGAGATATATTCTTGATTATTCTACAGACCAATACAAGATTAAGATTGACAAGTCTGCACTTAGCGGAACAGGCAATATCCTAGTAGACAAAATCCTAGAAAAGTATATTACGAACTTTGGCACACCTGGAGTTTTATAATGGCTGAGTGCGAGGCAACAGACTTTATCTACCCAATGAAAGCAGATATTTACTATCCAATAATTACACAAAACAATTATGGACAAGCAAATAAAGAATGGGTATTCGATAGAACTATTATTTGCAACGCAACAACTATAGGTGGCGCAGGAGATGTAGAATTAAAACCAGATGTATTTTTACAGTATGATGGTAAACTTATTGCAAGATCAAAATCAGACATAAGAACATCTTCTAATAATGCAGAAAATGCAATTACAAACATACTAGTTACAAACATTAGAAGCGCAAGCGATATAGTGTTTTATAAAGAAACAGCAGGCCCAAGAACTGGCCGTGGAACTATCTATGAAATAGGAACTTTTGAGCCTTTTATTGGTCCATTTGGAGAAATAGAATATTATAAAATGCTCTGGCGCAGAACAGAGAACCAGACAGTTGGTGACTAGTGAGAGTCTCCATACAGACCAACAACTTTGAAAAAGAACTTCTTAATATTGCTAACTACTCTTTGGGTTTTTTAGAGGGTGCTCAAAAAGGTAAAAAAGTATTTTTAGATAATCTTGGTAGAGGAGTTATCTTTGCACTAGGACAATACATAGATGTTGAAGCAAGAGCAAATAAAGAAGCACTACATCACGTATATGAGTGGTATCAAACAGGAAGCCCACAAGCAAGATTATTTGACATAACGTACACTGTTAGCAACCTAGGGCTTTCTCTTAATTCTACTTTTAGACAATCAAGAACTATACAGCAAGATGCAACCACTCCATTTTACAATAAAGCAAAAATAATGGAAAATGGAATACCCGTAGTTATTCGACCAAAGAAAAACTCAGTATTAAGATTTTATGAAGGTGGAGAGACTGTCTTTACTTCAAAGCCAGTTACAGTAAGAAATCCTGGAGGCAATCAGGTTGAAGGATCTTTTGAAAGAATTTTTGATGAATTTATGACAAGATACTTTACTCAAGCATTTTTAAGAGCAAGCGGTATCTCTGATTATATAAGCAATCCAGTTATATACAAAAAGAATCTTCCAGCAGGTGCAAAGCAGGGTAGACCAAAGGGCGTATCTACTGGGTATAAATGGATTACAAATGCAAAGATTGAGGTAGAATAAGACTATGGAAAATGTATTAGTAACAGGATTTCCCCCAACATTTATTAATCAATACGTTGTTGGTCAACTAGAGCGTTTTGGTATTTTAAGCGGTACAGAGCAAATGGTTCCAGTATTTCCTACTACCCCTACAAATATAGAAGATGTATTTAAAAACTACATAGCAGCCCCAGGTATATCTGACCCACTATTGATTCAATATGAAAGATTAATTAGATTTAGGCCAAACTCTTTTTACAGAAACAAAAGAGAGCAAATGGTCTACTATTTATATTGTACAAATTTAAGTAAAATCACAGATGCTCACAGAATCATCACTGACTCTCTTGATCGTGAAGACTCTGCCGCACAAGACGTAAATGCATGGTGTGCAGAGTTTGAAGTAGACAACCTTCCGTTTAATGTCTATTTTCACAACCTTCGTGTCTACCAGGCTGATGAGACAAGAGATGTACTAGAACTGGCCTCAGCCAGAACGGTATATGCAAATAAACTAATTATTGAGTACGACTACCACACAATAGACAATATTACGGTCAACGGGGTAGCCTATGAAAACCCATACACTTAAAAATGCTGTTATACTTATTTTGAGGAAACACCCCAACAACTTAATATAGATTCTATTGAAAGTAGAGGTGAAAAAATATGGCATACACTCGTGGTACGTCTACTAACATTATTGTTGGTGCTGCAGCG